GGTAAATCTTTTTCAAATTTTCTGAAAGAGTTGGATGTAAGATTGCATTCTGAATATATTATGGAAAGATATAAAGCTGGAGATAACAAATTTAGTAATTATCAAGAGCCAAAATTTAAATTTGAGACTCCAAAATTTCAAAAAATAGATTTAAATATTCCTTCTGTGAAAGATTTGGAAGATGAACATTTTTGTAAACAGTATGTAAAATCTAGAAATATTGAAGCCACTAAATACAAGTATCTTTATTTCGCACAAGATTTTAAAAAATGGGTTGAAAGTTTAAATCTTGACATAAATTATGAATTAATAGAAGATGATCCTAGATTAGTTATACCTTTTTTTGATAAAGATTATAATATGATTGCCGCTCAGGGAAGATCATTGAGGGGAAAATCCAAACTAAGATATATTACGATAAAAGTTAAAGAGAATGCTCCTAAAATTTTTGGGATGAATACGTGGGACGAAAATAAAACGACATATATAGTCGAAGGTCCAATAGATTCTTTATTTGTAGAAAATTCTCTTGCTATGGCCGGTGCTGATTTATCTGCATATAGAAAAATGTTTAAGAATATTGATGTAGTGTTCATTTATGATAATGAAAAAAGAAATAAAGAAATCGTTAGACAAATGGACAAAATTATTGCAAATAACCATAAGATAGTTATTTGGCCCAGACATGTGACACAAAAAGACATTAATGATATGATTTTAAATAATGTAGATGTTATGAATATTATTGAGCATAATACCTATCAAGGATTAACTGCAAAAACAAAATTATTGGAATTTAAATTATGATAAGTGAAAAACAAGTGCATAAGCACGGTTTTGTTAAATTATTAGAAGTGATGGGTAATGATGAAGAAGTTGAAAATGCCGCAAGAATTAGTTACGGAACTGGAACACGAAAAGTTTCACAGACAAGAAACCTAATTCGATATTTAATGAGACATAATCACACATCACCATTTGAGATGTGTGAAGTGAAGTTTCATTTAAAGCTACCAATATTTGTGATGAGACAAATTGTTAGACACAGAACTGCTAATATAAATGAATATTCAGGTCGTTATTCTATTATGAGTGATGATTTTTATTTGCCTGCGGAAAAAGATGTACACGAACAATCAGAACAAAATAATCAAGGTCGAGGAAAAGAAATAAATGAAGACAACAAACAGCTTGTCCTTGGACGAATGTATGATGTTAATGAACACGCAAAAGGATGTTATAGGCAAATCTCAGAACCTAATGAATTAGATGGGTTTTATGAAGGATTTAAAGGAATTGCAAGAGAATTAGCAAGAGTAATTCTACCAGTTTCAAATTATACAGAATGTATTTGGAAAATAGATTTGAATAACTTTTTTAAGTTCTGTAATTTGAGAATGGACTCTCATACACAACAAGAAACAAGAGAGTTTGCAGAAGCAATGTATGAATTGGTAAAACCAGAGTTTCCTATATGTTGTGAAGCATTCGAAGATTATATGTTTAATTCTGTAACTTTTTCACAGAAAGAAATGAAAATTATAAAAGACAATTTAAATGGTAGTTGGGTTATGTCAAAGTATGGATTGTCTGAACGAGAATCAAAAGAATTTTTAGAAAAGCTGAAAGGAGTTGAATAATGCCTCTACCTACTGAATATCAATCATTTATACATTTATCAAGATACGCAAGATGGGACTATGGTCTTAAAAGACGGGAAACCTGGGATGAAACAGTTAATAGATATTTGAATTTTTTTAAAGAACATTTAGAGGCTAAACACAATTTTATTCTTGATAATGGTTTAGAGGCAGATTTACGTGAAGCAATTACAAATTGTGAGGTAATGCCATCAATGAGATGTTTAATGACCGCTGGAGAAGCACTCAAAAAAGAAAATATAGCAGGTTATAATTGTTCCTATGTTAAAATAGATGACCCACGTTCATTTGATGAAGTTTTATATGTTTTAATGAATGGAACAGGTGTGGGATTTTCTGTGGAAGAGGAATATGTTAATCAGCTTCCAGTAGTAGCAGAAGAATTTTATGAAACGGATACTACAATTGTTGTAGCAGATTCAAAACTGGGGTGGGCAAAATCATATAAAGAATTACTTTCATTAGTTTGGCAAGGACAAATTCCAAAATGGGATTTATCTAATGTAAGACCTGCGGGATCTCCTCTTAAAACCTTTGGAGGAAGAGCATCGGGACCAGAGCCATTAGAAGACCTTTTTCTATTTACTATAAATACATTTCAAGATGCTTCTGGAAGAAAATTGAAATCTGTTGAAGCTCATGATATCGTATGTAAAATTGCAGAAATAGTTGTTGTAGGGGGTGTTCGTAGATCAGCACTTATTAGTTTATCTAATCTTAATGATGAAACAATGAGACATGCAAAGTCGGGAAAGTGGTGGGAAACACAACCGCAAAGATCCCTTGCTAATAATTCTGTAAATTATAAAGAAAAACCAGATGTTGGTACTTTTATGAGAGAATGGTTGTCTCTTTATGATTCAAAATCTGGAGAACGAGGAATTTATAATAGTTTAGCGGCTAAACAACAAGTAGAAAGGTTAAATAGTGAAGAAGAAATCCGAAGAGAACCAAAAGACGATTTTGGTACCAATCCGTGTAGCGAGATTATACTTAGAAGCAGAGAATTCTGCAACCTTTCAGAAGTCGTGGTCAGAGGATGGGACGATTCCAAATCTTTGGAAGAAAAAGTTCGAACTGCAACTATCCTTGGAACATTTCAATCGACCCTCACCAGTTTCAAATATCTCTCAAGAGAGTGGAAAAAGAATTGTGATGAAGAGCGGCTTTTGGGCGTCTCCCTTACAGGAATAATGGACAATTCTTTAACAAACGGAAAAAAAGGAAATTTAGAACAACTTTTAAATGAGTTAAAAAATGTTGCAATCAAAACAAACAAAGAATTCTCAGAAAAACTCGGAATATCCCAATCGGCGGCTATCACCTGTGTTAAACCTTCTGGCACAGTTAGCCAGTTGGTTGATAGTGCTAGTGGTATACATGCTCGTCATAATCCATATTATATTAGAACGGTTCGTGCGGATAATAAAGACCCCCTTTGTAAGTTTATGAAAGATGCAAACTTTCCAAATGAACCAGATGTAATGAAACCCAAACACACAACGGTATTTTCATTTCCTGTGAAGAGTCCAAAAAATGCAATATGTAGAACTGATATAACTGCAATAGAACAATTAAATCTTTGGTCTACATATCAAGAACATTGGTGTGAACACAAACCATCTGTTACTATTTCCGTTAAAGAACCAGAATGGGTTGAAATGGGAAATTGGGTATGGAACAATTTTGATAATATTAGCGGTATATCTTTTCTGCCTTTTTCTGAACACACATACAGACAGGCTCCTTATCAAGATTGCACACGGGAAGAATATATAAAATCGTTAAAAGCAATGCCCAAAAATGTTGATTGGACTTTATTGTCTTCATATGAAGAAAAAGATTTCACCTCTGGATCACAGGAATTGGCCTGTGCCGCTGATGGTGGATGCGAAGTAGTGGATTTATAATGTTAAAATATGAAATAGATTTTAATAAAGGAAATTATGTTGTTGGACATTTTACTTTTCGTGAATGTGCAATGTGTGACAAAGCAAAGTCTTTATTAGATAAACACAAAACACAATACATGTTCATTCAAGCAGATAAGAGACTGTTTGGTAAAATATTGACCGTTACAGGAAGTAAAAAGATTCCTCAAATTTTTTTGGATGGTAAAGTTTTTCTGACTGTAGAAGAATTAGAGGAAGAATTAGTCAAAAATGGAAATAATTGAAAAAATTGAATGTACATTTTGCTCTAAAATGTATGAAGTTATAGTTCATGATGATGAAAGTGAACGAGTACAATTTTGTTCTTATTGTGGAGAAATGATAGAATTATCAGAAGAAGACGAAGATGATAACTGGGATAGATGATTTTCATGTGGGAATAGATTATTCATTAACAAGTCCAGCAATAACAGAATGTCATGGTGAATGGAAATATGAAAATATTAAACATTATTGTTTAGCAAAAAATGATAGACAACTTGATAGATGGGGTCCTTTAAAAAATATTGAAATTACAAAATATCCTAAATATAATACAGAGATGGAAAGATATACGGGATTATCTTCTTGGGTAATAGAATGTATTATACAATTCACTAAAAGACCCAAAATAGTCTATATTGAAAATTACGCCTACTCCGCAAGTGGACAAAGAGTTTTACAAATTGCGGAAAATATGGCAATTTTAAAATATGCTTTAATCAACTGTAAATTGAGGTATGAAATGATACCTCCCACAGTAATCAAAAAATACGCATCCGATAAGGGAAACGCAAATAAAGAATTAATGTATGATTCTTTTGTGTCTGACACACAGAGAGAACTTGCAAAAGAATTTCAAACAAAGTGTGATAAAAATCCCATTTCAGATATAGTTGACTCTTATTGGATTTGCAAATACGGATACGAACATGGCACAAATACCTGAAGAATATGCTAATTTTGACTTCGGTTTTTCCGCAGTAGATGATGAAGAATATAAAGCAAAAACTACAGAAGTAGAAAAAAAGATTGAACAAGTAGAAGCAAAGTCAAAAGATTTTTCAGCATTGGAAAAGAAAATAGATTCTGCTATAAAAGAAATAGGTTATAAAAAAGATTATCTAGAAGAAAAATATGTAGAAGATATGGGTAAAGTAGAAGAATTAATTTTACCTATTTTATACAATCTTATGAAAAATCCAGAAAAAGACTATATTTATTGGCCAAAACGTGAACAAATTATTATGAAACAAATAGAAAAAATTAAAGATGTGACACAGGATTTGTCTAAATAGTTTTAGTTGATGATACTGTAGAGTAGCATTTAAGACATCGGTGCGATTCCGATCAGCTCCACCAAAGGATTATATGGATAAAGTATTAACATGGTTTTTTACTCTGACATTATTGGGAATGGGTATAGCATGGTTTTATCTTAATTATAGCATGTAATTCTTTGATGGGGCTGTAATAGAATTCGATTGAATGTGATTATGCAGAGGAGACCATCTTGACAGATGTAAAATGTCATTTAATTTAATCGCAAATAATAACGATTATTATCCAGCACAGGTGGCATTAGCCGCTTAATTGCTGACGGGCTTGGGGATTGTGCCTCGGAACAGAAACAATCCATTACACACATAAACACACACAGAGAAAGGACAATATGTCTAATCCATTCGAACTACGATTCAAACTATTAGAGATGGCACAGGGTTATCTCCAAGAACAAGCTCAACGCAACCAAGACTTTGTTTACAATGCTTGGGATCTTGCAAAAGATAACGGCGAAGCTAATATGAAGCTCTGGAATGAACTTCAGCCCGATTCATATTCCATTGAGGATATAAAGAAGAAGGCAACTGAGTTGTATGAATTCGTAGAAAAGAAGTAATTGGCGTGGCGCCCTATCTGCTTGCAGATGGGGCCCTCTAATTAAGGAAAAATGATCAGTTTAACAGAAAAAGCGGCTAAAAATTTTAAGAGAATTCGTGAAGATGAAGAATTGTCTGAAGAAATTCCTTTGAGGGTAGCTGTTAAGAGCGGTGGATGTGCTGGTTATGAATATATTTTAGAATTTGGTAAACCATCTAAAAGAGATTTGTGTTTTGAATCTGGAGGTATGCCTATAGTAATAGACAGAAAGAGTCATTTGATAGTAGATGGTTTAGAAATAGATTGGTCAACAGACTTATCCGCACCAGGACCAAGATTTCAAAATCCTAAAGCACAATCAACATGTGGTTGTTCTACTAGTTTTTCAATTAAACAAGAAGAAGTGTTTACACCTTCATGGATAAAATAATATGGCATATTCAGATAAAGTATTAGATCATTTTGAAAACCCCAAAAATATTGGAAGTTTTGATAAAAATGATCCAAGCGTTGGTACAGGATTGGTTGGCGCACCCGAATGTGGTGATGTAATGAAATTACAAATAAAAGTAGATGAAAATGATAAAATTGTTGATACTAAATTTAAAACATTTGGTTGTGGTAGTGCTATTGCTACAAGTAGTCTTGCTACTGAGTGGATTAAAGATAAAACGTTAGATGAAGCCCAGACAGTTACAAATACAGAACTTGTAGAAGAATTGTCGCTTCCTCCTGTCAAAATTCATTGTTCAGTATTAGCAGAAGATGCTATAAAAGCGGCAATATTAGATTATAAGAATAAACAAGAAGCAAAAACTTAAAGAAACAGAACCCCGTATAAACATAAATATAAGGGAGTTAAAGGAGTTAAAATGTGTAATAATCCAGAATGCAAATGCGAAAATTGCACCTGTGATCCATGTGAATGTTCGTCTGAAAATCCTTGTGGATGTGAAGTTGATGATGAACAAGTAGCACCAGTTTAAAAAGGAAAAAAATGTTAAATGTAAAAGAGTTATTTGAAAGTTTGTCTGATGCAGAAAAAGAGGAACTTAAAAAACTTCTTCTTCATCACACGGATGATGTTGATGTGCAAAGTTCTAAAGAAGACACTTTTGCTAATGCAGAAATAATAGATCCTCTTCAACAAAATGAAGAAGTTACTATTGGTGATCAATTAGACCAAATAGTAAACGAAGCAGAAGCAGAAGAACTTAAATCCGTGCCTGAAACCGCTGAACTCGGAGTTTCAGAAAAACAAGAATTTTTGGTAAAATTTGGATATGATCCTACTAATGTCAAGTATATGAATACTGATATTTTAGACCAAGCATATGGTAGTGCTTTAAGAATTAAAGATGCAGAAGCAGGCGGAGAAAAAATTACTGCGATTGGTCAGGGTCTGCCCACAGAAGGATAATAACTGAAACATAATGAGGAAATATAATGCCTATATCTACAAAACAGTCGGGTGAGGAATTGGCGGCTATAGAAAAAAGAAAAGTAAAAAATTGGTGGGCCAGGATTAGTTTGTCTTGGGTTATTATGGGAACATTTTTAATTCTTTTATATTTGCTATTTTTTTCAGATAGTGTTGCAGACAATCATATGCAATTAATAAACATTTTGGTTGGGGCCTATGTTGCAGTCTTATCAAAAAGCACCGATTATTGGTTCAAAGACAAAGACGATCCAGAACATAAGGAAACACAGGACTTAGCGAATAATGGCAATTGAAAAGTCTTATTTAACTACTTTTGGTGTGATTGTAGATAAAGCATATTATAAGGTGCAGACTATCACTCCTTGGGATAGAGAAAATTCAGCACTTACATATCGAGTAAATGTTTGGGTGTGGACTAACGACTATCAAAGAGAAAAAAATCCAGATACCCCCCTCGCATCAAATATTTACTTTAACTTTGATTGTGATCAAAACTCGTCCCGTGATGAAGACACTCTAACCAAACAAGCATACGAAAATTTAAAAGTTTTAACTGATAGTTTTAAAAATGATGGAACTGATGTATAAAGGAATATAATGCTTACAATATTAGGAAGTGTATTGGGATTTGCTACTTCTACTGTACCTTCCATAATGGACTTCTTTAAAGACAAAGAAGAGAAGAAAGCAAAACAAGAAGAATTTAAACTGCAGATAGAAGCAAAAAAAGCAGGTGTAGATTTAGACATTAAACTGTTTCAAGCAAAAAAAGATTTTGATGAACAGAAAATGCTTCTTGAACATGATACTGCATTAGGTCAACAGGGGGGTTTTATAAACTCGTTAAGAGCATTTGTAAGACCTTTTATAACGTATGTGTTTGTATTGACATTTATAGGTATTAAAGTAGTACTTGTATGGCAAGCAATACAAATAGATGCAGATTTAAATCAAACTATTAATATTGTATGGGATGATGAAACTGAGGCTCTATTTGCCGCTATTATAAGTTTTTGGTTTGGTTCCCGTGCGATGCCAGCGGCTAAGAAGAGGTGATATCTCCACTATCTAAATAGTTGGATAGATTTAAAAAAAGGAGACA